TCCATATATAGAACTCCAACTAGAAGCATTAACAGAAAAAGGGTTTGCAACATTACCTTTTATAAATACTTTAACAATTTTATACCCTACTGGAATTTGTAATGAAAACATATAATTAGCACTTGCACTAGGCATCATCATATAATTACCTGAGGTAGTTAATATACCGTACCCCGAGCTTGCACCCAAAAAGTCTTGAGGCATTAGATACCAATACTTCGCAGAGCCAGTAGCATATATACCCGTACCAATGTTATCACCTTTTAGTTTTCCTTTTATAGTTTCACAAGAAAGTGTGTTGTTTGTAGGGCTATACGTAAAAGAAGACTCTCCTCCAAAACCACTTGCACCATCATTAAATTGAACAGAGTAATTTGGAGCACTAGGAGTAACGGCAGCATCTACCCACTCCGTGTTACCATCAGTAGTATTCCAACTTAACAGTTGCCCATCAGTAGCGTTATCACTATCACTTAACTCTGTAACTCTACCCTTTACTTTGGTATCTCTTCTATCCGTTCCTAATCTAGACTCTTGTGTTATTCTGTTACGTTCTGCCGTTGGTGGTTGCGTGTTTATTCTGGAGTCCGTAATTTGTTTACATTTCTGTATATCTCGCCCTATCCATTGATAACCATTTTTTTCACAACAAACCTTATTACCAGTTGATGCCGATCCGTCTGATTCAGTAAATAAAACTGTACCATCATATTGTATAGCACCAACTCTTAGGTAACAACCACCTATTGCCAAAGTATCTTCAAAGTCTAGTATTTTAATTAACTCAACTCTTGTTGTTACATCCTTACCAATAGCGTAGTTACCAATCTTATTTACGCGATAATATGTGTCTTTAACAAATATTCTATCATTGTATTTAAACTTTGCTATATCAATCGCTGATAGTTTAAAATCGGCAATTAACATCCTAGCATCTTTGTTAAATATATTATCTAAATACTGCTTCCAGCATCTAGAGAATGTATCCGTCTTTGTTTGCTTATGAACTAAACCCCCTTTACTCTCACCAATGGATGCACCAGATTTAAATCTAATATCAAAGTCCGTTTCTTGTATTGTATCCCCAGCCATTGAATAGTGAGAACAAAAAGGATACTGTGTTATCGTAGTTCCAGATGTGCTACCAGAAGATTCGTACAAGTCAAAGTTATTACAAGTCTTTTTACCAGAATAGTAGAATAATTTAGGTTTTGCATCTATTCTCTCAATCTCATTATTATTAATTTGATATAGTCTAGGTATTAACATATCAACACCTCCACCAATCCAATCATTTGTAAATGATGAAAAAATACTATCAATCTCTAGATTTGTACCCTTTTGCTTAAAGTCAGATTGTATTTCTATACTATAAAAATTGTATGGATGTCCAAACTTATTTTCATACTCTACCGTTGGGTAATCCTCTGCCTCTTGGTCTTTAAATACTATCTTGTCCTTTTGAAACTCGTATGTAGGTTTTATTATAACTGGCTTTGATGTATCTAGTTTTTCAGTCCAATCAATAGATAGACCCACATCAAAAAAGTCTTGTATTGGCTCAATATCTAAGCTACTAGCAAACAATCTATTCGGCTGCATTATCATGTTGTACCTTGATAGAATAGATTTTAAAAAATCTATCTGAGTGTCTTTTGGCATTATATTGTTACCAGAATCAAACTTTATTGTTGAGCCTACCGATGATGCTGGGGACTCTATAAGTTCAAAAGATGTTTGTCTAGATACACCAGCAACAGAAGCCAATATAAGCATACTATTTCCAGCAGAAGCACCAGTATAATTACCTTGAAACTTTAACACATCTCCAGAATTTAAATACACTAATTCTGTTGTTACTGTAAAGTACATAGAACCACTACTTGTAGTGGCTATATTTCCGTAGTATGTTTCATCTTGTACAACGGAGTTTATAACTGGGTTTATTTTAAAACCGTAAAATGCTACGCTGGTAGAGGTGTAATTTATTTTAAATCTAAACCTATAAAAGCCGTCAGACGGTGCAGTATAAAACCCACTAGAGTCAAGGTTACCCTCACCAGTATGAAAGTCCAATCCAGTTGCTGCCGTTTGATAAGGAAATGTTATATCGGTTGGTGTGTTTAGGTTAAATGTTTGCCCAAAATTTTTACCAACTCTAAAGCTATCTTCTATGTCGTTATTTAAAAACTCCGAACTGTCGCCCAAAGTCATATATTGCTTATTGAAAAAATCTGAACTTAAAAAATTAGAATTTATGGTTGTGTACCCTACGCTTTTTAAAATCTCTTCAAATACGGTTCTTACTTTAATAGCTGGTTTTAATCTATCGCAAGTTAATACTGGCTTGTTGTAAGTTATCTCAATATTATCCTCATCATAACCATAGCCATAATCAATAATAGGATAGAGTATCTCATCCCCAGTAGATGCATCTGTGTAAGTTATTGCACCATCCCACGAGTCTTTAACGTTATCAATATTTAGAACGTGGTTGTAGGCAGATAAATCTAGTTCGTTTAGTTTATTATCTGAAAGCTGATTTACTATATTAGCAATAACACCATAAACAACTACCTCATAAGTTTGCGTTGTAGTATTAACAGATAATAATTGTAAATAACCCTCTATTACTTCGATACTATCTACCGATACTATTGCGTTGGTCTTTGCGTTTACATCAAAATCTCCAGTCGCATTAACATTGTAAAAGTGTGAAAAGAAATCGTTGTTAGTTTCTGTAAATGGTAATGTAAACGCTTGGGTATTTTCTGACTTCCTTTGTGTTATATCTTGAATCTCTAAAATAGAATAGTCAGCTTTCATACTTACATTACCTAGGTCTAAGTAATGAGCATTTTCTGTACCTTGTGTTTCAACTCTTAGTAATACCATTATACCCTTTGCTTTAAATCGTGAGCATACTCAAAAGTAAATGAGTATTGAACTAATTTATCCTTTAAATTTGTTTTAAACGTAAGCGATGTGTCTTGTATGTTTATAGGAATAGGAACTTGCTTAATATCATCATCACCTTTTTTAACTGGTGAGAGTAAAAGAACTTCATTAGACATAAGCAATCCATTAAAATAATCATTATACTCATCAGTAATAAATCTTGTGTTTATGGTCGTTTGCTTTGTTCCGTTTACCTTTTGAACTTTACCTCTTTCAAATGAATCTATTGTAAAAGTAGCATCTGACCATCCACCAGCTAACCTACTGTAATCTGTTTCCCTTTTATAGTTTCTTACATCTGTATGCTCACCATCAAACATATAATAATCCCATGTACCGTACTTATTCTTCCATGTTAAAGAATATTCCTTAAACCTTGTAGAATTGCAGTTAGTATCGGATGCAATCTCAAATAAATATGTTTTAGATGCTGGTTTACCATATTTTTTTTGATACGCTCCAGTACCAGTAGTTGAGCCAGTTGCGTAAAACTCTGTGTTAGCTGAATTGCTAATTGAACCGATTGTTGTGTAGTCTATTTGATTATTTCCAATACCCCCTCCAATGGTTATTCTTATAAAATCCCCAGCTTTAATATCTGAAGCTTCTGTAAAAGAATCGTTTGACGTACTTGTACCAGCATAATAAACTGTATAATATTTTACATTTGATGATTCTAGTAATTGATACCCTCCTTTATCTGGATATTTTATATTCTTCACATTAGCACCACCAACACCACCAAACAAAAGGTACTCATCATCTTCATCTGCCGTACTTGGAAGATGCCCTCCATTATTTGCGTTATTATCAACCTGAATAGTACCTACATAATTTGTAGGTATAAGATTACCCATTACTGATTGAAATATTGGTACATCATCGAAAAACATATATACTAACTTTCCGTCATCAGTATTAAAATTAGTAAATTTATTTAACCAACTAAATAATTTATAATCTTTGTAACTAGTTATGTGTGGGATTTTATTGGCAGTATTATTACCATTTAAAGTATCCAAAGGTAGTTCTGTTAAAAATTTTCCAAGGTTGCCACCATACTCTGATTTAGTGTAGGAAAAATCAATTCTCCCATCAGTTGTGCCTTGCACATTCATAATAATAAAACCATTTAACTGACAAGTGTATGTAAAATCATTCCAACCCAAATTAAAAGGAATATCTAAATATGCAGAGCCATCAAAAATTTGAAGATTTGTAACACCTATTGTGTTTTCAATTTTATATATATAATTGTATTTTACACCGGCAAGTTGTGTCGTAGTCTGACCAGATTTATCTGTTACTATTCTGTTAAATTGATTAGTAGGAGTGTTTAATATGTTCATACTCATTATTAATGGTAACCCAGTAGGTGGTGTTAAAACAGTATTAAAACCCCAATCAGACCATTTAAATATGCTAGTTAGTAAAACATCTGAGGATTGAAAGCTAAACAAATCTACATCTAACTCCTTCTCATCCTCCCACTCGTTAGCGTAGTTTATAAATGGGTAAGTAACGCTTGTGGGAGAGCCTTGTAAAGTTGCTTCACCATTTGGTGTGGTCGCATATTCTTCATAACAAATAAATGTAACATCCATTAAAGTATTGTTATTCTTACTTATAGGATAATCCTCAATATCTGGAGTTGATGCCGTACCTACATCAGTCGTATTCTGTGGCATCAAATGTAATGAGTCATAATCTACGCTACCAGTAATAGTATTCTCGTGTTTATGAGTTACCTTTAAATAAGTCTTTACCAACTTTTCAATATCAAAATGCCCTTTTGCTTGTGGGTTTCTTGATTGCTTTAATTGTATTGTTCCGATAGGACTTGGAAAAGTTGCAAAAACCACATACTTAAATTTATATACTGTTCCAGTTCCAGTAGAATCTAAGGTTATTGTCCAATAATTTGGTCTAGTTACTGTTAGTGCCATTGTTTATCTCGTCTATTGTAAAATTCAAAAAGTTTTCTAAATCCAAAGCAAATGCTTTAGTAATTTTTTTGGGTAGTTTCTTATAGCTTTGTGCAAAAGCATCATCAAAGAAATGCGTACCCTTATAGCCAAATCGGTGTATCTTTCTTGTAACCACGTAGGCGATACCACGTTGTTGTTGTTCCTTGTTTCTCCATGCTTCAAACTGCCCTTTGCTATTTCTAGGTCGTAATCCTTTACGCTTAACCCATTCCAATATCTTAGGGAATAAAACACCAGAGCCACCTCCAGATTTACCCCTACCCTCATTGATCGCAAGACCGTAGTCCTCCATTCTTATTTTAAGGCTTATAGAATTAGCTGCAACACCTAAATCATAATCCAAGGATTTAAATAGCTTTCCAGTATCGTAACCTTTTTTTCTAGTCTTTAGATACGTTGCTGCCTTAATTATAACATCCTTGCCGAACTTGTTTAAGGCTTTCTGTGTTGCTTCTAGTTCTAGCTTCATATAGGACTATTACAAGCGTTATTATGACTTGGGACTGTTATACTAATAGTTCCTTTCCAACCAGCGAGTAAGTTCTCAAATCGGTCTGTAAACGGTTCACATGATACGCTCTCGTTTATTGAGTAAGTTCGAGAATCAATAGGCGATGTACCCCTACCGAGTCCATTCTTGAACTCTCTGTATATATCAGCCATTATAAGAAACGTATTGTTCAGTACATCGGTTTCATTTGAACCATCTGCTGCCACTAAATCCATTACAAGCAAATCAAACGTAAACACAAAATCTCTATTGTTGATTGTAGAGGGTTGCTCTATTAGATGAGCCTTTGCAAAGTCTACCTCATTGGATAGGTCTACCTCAAATATATCTCCAAACGTAAACGAGTTAAGTTGCTTATGTGCGTTACATATTTTCTCGAACTGCTCTACTATGCTTTTAAATGACTTCATTTCTTTGCGTTTTCTTTATCCTTTATATATGTTAAATAGGTAAAGCATTTGTTTATACTCATTTCGGTTGCCTCATCTATCTTTAAAATATCATCGTTTGCCAATGTCATCAGGATTGCGTACCATCCCCACTTTTTACTGAATCTTTGTTGCTTTTGTGAACTTTGCCCTCCGATGAAGACCGAAGAATATCTGTCAAATAATCTTTCCCTAAAGTCCAAAAAAAAACCATAGCACCATTTACTACATTAGCTGGTAACTTGTTTTTAAACAACTCAGCACGTGCCTCAGTTCCTTTGTATGGTTCTATATCGTACTTCCCAGCTTTGTCTATTGTTACTGGTCTGTAAAGAACTGCCATAATGTAATGCAAGTTCTTGTTTAAATCCTTACAGAAAGTATCAAGGTCTGCAAACTCTCCAGTAGTAATATTTGATAGGTTAGGATGAAAGCCGTATTTAACGCCCTCTAACGTAACGAATTTAATAAGCCTATTGTCTTGCTTGGATAAATACAAAAGCTTGTCGTAAACACCCTCTAAATCGCTTAAACGGAATCTATCAAGTGTTCCTCTATCAACCCCAGTTAGCAACTCAATGGTTTGTTTCTGCTTCTCCAGATTGCCAAGTTCAGCCTCTTCTATTTCTGTGAGCCTTTGTAATTGCCCTAGAGTAATCTCACTCGTATCTGTCGGTATTGTCAGCTTCATATTATTAAATAGTAAAAAGTTAATTATGTATAAAATTTATCGAATAGAGTATTTACCTACGTTTGGTTTACTCTTGACCATAGTAACGGCATAACGTAAAGCATCAATTCCGTGATTGTTATTATCTATTGGCTTATTAAGTAGGTAGCCGTTCTTATCCTCTTGCCATTTGTAGCCATTAAACTCTGATATTAGGTTTGTGCTTTTGGTCGTTACGCATAGCTTAAATCGTTTTAGTAGGTCTATCCCTATGTTAATCGAATCCCTACCCTTTACGCAAGGCTTTACGTTGTATCCTAAGCGATATAGTTCTTCGATGGACTTAGGCTCTGAACTGTCTGCAAATACAACTCTTCGCTTATCAGTCCAGAAAGCATCCATTCGGTTAGCAATGTCAGAGTTAGTGAGTCCTCGTTCATATAGTAATTCGTTAAATATTAATTTGTCTTCTAATTCATAAACCTCTACCATAGAACTAGGGTCATTGGTATATCCAAAGTCCAAGCCCGTAGATATAAGCGTAGCCTCTTCTGGTATTTTGCTCATCATCTCAACCCTTGGAAATATAATAGACTTTGAGAAACCTCGCTCACCCAATCCGTATATCTTCCAGTAGTCCTCATCCGTTTCTCGTAGTCTTTCAATCTCCTTAACCAACTCATCTGGTAAGAATGGGTTATCCTTGTACGTTGATTTGATAAAAGTACAGTCCTCTCTATTGAGTATTTTATCATATAGCCAATGATGTGTCTCAGATGGGTTGTAGTCAATGTATATCTTTTCCTCTGTCCTTACTAGCAGCTGAAAAAAATCTTCCCACGTTAATTCGTTTGCTTCATTACAAAATAGATAATGCCGTTTAGCACCCCTCTTCTTTTGTGGCTGGTCTAAAGATATAAACTCAAATGTATTGTCGTTTAGCGTATAAGTGTGGTCTGATTTATTATGCTTTGTTTCATCGTATAAACCATGTGCATTAAGTATCTCAAAAAAGTCTTTCATTACCGAAAGCTTCAAACTGGGTAATGATTTCCTTACGATGCTGAACCTTTTACCTGATTCCTCAAAAGCCTTGACAATAAGCAACTGACAAAGTGAATAGGTTTTCCCACTTCGCGTGCCACCTTGATTGACTACCAGCTTAGTAGGTGCGTTGTAGTTCCTCTCAAATACGTTACTCGTCTGTATTTTTAGACTGGACAATTTCTATCTCTATTTTGTTAATTTTATCACCTTGCGTAGTTACATCTATCTGCTGCTTCTCACTTAATCCTAATTGTGTTTTGGCTGCGTGAATTACAACGCTTGGCACTTTATCCTTTATACATTCGTAATACTTAGACCTTATAAAATCATGCTCTATTTGTTCTATCTCTTTTACTCTAGATGCAAACTCTTCATCTTCTTTGAGCCACTTGTAATAGTTAGTTCTAGATAGGTCTGTCATCTTTAAAGCCGTTGATACAATACCCAGAGATTTCTCCAACGCTTTAAGCATTCTCTCTTTAGCTACTATTGTTCTATTTTGTTCCATATACTTGCATATATTTTAAGTGTATCTTCTTTAAAATATCTTTTAAATCGGTTATATCTCCGTACTCAATATGACAACCTCTACACAATGCTTGTAAGTTTTCAATGTAGTCTTTTGTTTTACTTCCCCCCATTCCTCTAGCATCTATGTGGTGAATGTCTGTTGCTGGATTACCACATACTTCGCAAGGAATAAAATCGCACCTATCAAAGCTGAAATAATCTAGATATATTTTAGTGTGTTTTTTCATATACTTGCACCACAACACTCGCAAACGTCTTTCGTTGCCTCTTCAAGCGTATTATCTTCGTACTTGTCTATATTAATATTTAAATCGTTTACAGTAAACCCTACCTCAAATAAAACCTCTTCATCAAAGTAGTTTAGCAGTAGGTCATCGTCAAACTTACCACCGTTTTTATTTAGCCTAAGATTTAGTTTCATTTCTTTCTCGATAGGCAAATTAACTGCGTACGTTAGTATGTGGTCATTGCCTAAATCTTCCCATGCTCTGGCTCTTTGATGCCCTCCGATTATTACATTCTTTCTATCCTCGTTTGAATTAATTACAATAGGGTTTACTAAACCAAACTCTTCGAGGCTTTTCTTTAGGTCTTTAAACTGCTTCTTTGATATTGTGCGAGGATTATATTCTGCAAACTTTAACTCCGATATTTTAATGCTATCAATCTTCATAACTCTGTAATAATTCTTTTAAGTCTTTTACCATATCTCTAACGCACGTACCACAAGAAGATACGTTTTTACGCATCCCAAATATCTCATTGTATAAATTAGTAAGTCCTACGTTCTGCTCATGTGATACTTTTGTATTCTCTAAGCTATTTACAAGCCGTCTAAGGATAGATAATTGGTCTTGGGTTATATCCTTCTCTCTATCCCATTTACCGATTGGACAACGAGTAAAAGCAATAGCACCTTTTATCTTCATAAAGCACCCACATTTTTTGCATTGAGAAACAGATTTGCGAAAATGGTTACATTTCTTACATATCTCCATTCGCTCATTATATACCTTATTACTTGTCTTTAATCTCATTTTTTATATAATTTCTGACGTTCTTAATTGTATTAAATATAGACGTTGTGCTGATGCTTGTGGATTCTGATAGACTCCTAATTGAGTGATCAGATTCGTAGTATATCTTAAATAAAGTCTTATCGTAAAAATGTAGGTCTTTCATTGCATCCTCTACCATTTGCAAACGTTCCTCAAATAGTATTTTATCATATATTACCTCTTCGGTATTGTCATAGGCTAAATCGCTGACTATTGCGTTTGCATCTTTTAGGTATGAATGATGCTTCTTTTTAAATGGAGATGTGCTTCTAAGATATTGGTTGAGCATTACTCTAGCAACCCAGTAATTGAGATGACCATTGTCGTAGATTGTTTGTAGCTTCTCTTGGTCGTATTCTAACATTATTACATAGACCTCTTGTGTTAAGTCCTGAGCATCTATGTCGTTACCCTTTGTAATCTTTAAGGCTATGTCATGGATTTTATCGTACTCCTTGCCGAGCAAATACTTTAATTCTTGCATATCTTCTGTTAAGAGCCTTTTGCCCTATGTTGATTTTGTGATATATATATAAATAGCGTTCTATGACTTTTATTCCTTTACCTCTGCGTATTGCTTTGAGGATGATTCTATTAATTAATCCTTTTTGTATCATAAGTAAAAAAAAAGATGGAGTAAAGATTTCTCTCTACCCCACCCAAAACTAACTATGTGAAAACCTTACATTGCTAATATACTTTATTTCTTAGCATTTTGTTCCTTTGTTAATAACTCTAATATCTTCTCTAAATAAACTGCTAAATCCATAGCTTCCTCTTGTGCGTGTTTTATCCAGTCAGCAGTAGACAAATCTGTTCTATCCATTGTAGTACCGTATTTCTTCTCACCTACCTCTGCTCTGTCTAGTATCTTAATACAGACTTTGTTTTCAATACTACTCATGAACCACAAGCTTCGCAGTCTGGGTTATCTACACCACATACATCTGGTTGCTCTCTGTCGCTCATATCGTTAAGCCACGAATCCCAAGTAGTATCTACTTCTGTTTCTTTGTCTTTGCTCATCTGTTTAGTTTTTATGTTTAGCAGTAGGGGAACGATTCGAACGTTCATAGAGGCATTTCTGTTATCTCTACCTCCGAGACAAGGAGGCGTGTCTGCCAGTTCCACCACCCTACTTTGTTGTAAAGTACATACCTAATATGTACACCATTGGTAATAGTATTGCGACTGCGTAAATGTAATTTTCTGCCATAGCTATAAATAGATTAAAGTTAGTTTTGTTTAAGTTGGGGAGTTCCCACACCCCCCATCTCAATCGCTGATTTTCAAATCCGTAGATTTAAATTTGCCTACCCTACTGAAATAAACCTTTGTATATAGTTTGGATAGGACTTGTAGTGCAGCACTCTAGTGGCTTGCTCACTTACTTCCCAAGCACATCGGCTGGGAAATGTCTTAACATCATATCTGTGCCGACTTTTTCTACTTTGATTCCATCAGTTCCAGACCAATCGCAACCACCCTCTATAAATACATTTTTTAACTCTTGTATTATTAGGTATTTATGCTCGTGGTTTGATGCCTTTAATTCTTTTAATCTACTCTTATATACTTTCATAAGCAAATCAAGGTTCTCGGCTCTATCTATATAATGGTTTACCAAAAGCTTTACATGACCAACTGGAAACTCCCCTCTAGAGTCTAAGTAGGTTTTGCAGTTTGTATCTATCGTTACTTTCATAGTTAGTTTGTTTAGTTTGTCAAATATAAAAAAATTATTCTAAATCGTAGTAATCATCAATAAACTTTTTAGCATCATCAAAGCCAGTACATACCTTTGCCATATAGCCTCGCTCGTTCAATCTTTTAATCCAGTTCTTCTGCTTTTGACTTGCGTAGTTACCCTTGACCTTTAATTCTAATGCAAGACCATGATACCCACCTCTAGCATCGTAGCAAAATACATCTGGGAATCCAGCCACATATCCAGTCCTTTTAGCTTTCATCCTTTGCGAATGGTAGCGTTGATATTGACCTCCTAGAGAGGAACAGTATAATGCTTTCTTATCAAGTCTTAGGTATGTTATAACTGCCGTTTGCAGCTTGTCCTCTAACGCTTTCAATTCTGTGCCTTTATTACTTTGTAAAAATCTGCATCCAGTTCTCGTATTTCTCTTTGTATTTCTGACCAAGCCTTGTTAAATTCTGATTTAGTTTTTAAATCATACTTACTTTTAGTTCCTAGATTAGCTACGTTTCTGGCATTCTGTTCTAGCAGCTTGTCAATCTTTTTTCGTGTTCGCTTGTCTGTGTTGTACTTCATATCAATCTTAATTGTGATTTATGTTGATTTATTCTTTTTATTGCCGATTCAAAATAATCTTTATCTAATTCACAAGCAGTCAAATCATAGCCTAAATTATGACAAGCTATTGCAATGCTTCCACTACCTAAGTGAGTATCAAGTATTTTATCGCCCTCTTTAGCGTAGTTCATTAGTAACCATTCGTATAGCTTTACGGGTTTTTGTGTTGGGTGTATGCGCACCTCTTTGTTTTTCATATCGTGCTGAAACATTCCATGCCATGCGATACTTACATAATCAATTTTATTTAACCATGACAACCAAGCTAATTCGCCTTGGCTATATGTTGGCATTGTTACGTGCTTATGCCAATACAACATACCACCTTTTAAATCAAAAAAGTTTGCGCCCCAAATTACTTGTTTTTTACTTACTCTTTTTAGTTCTGTAAAATAAAAATCATCTGGAATCGCGCTATCCCAATTTTGATTGCCATAATCTTTGCTTAAACTTGCTGATTTTTTACTCTGTAATTTATTTACACTGTTTTTTCTGTCAGCATCAATCCCATAAGGAGGGTCTACAATAGCCAAATCAAAGTAATTATCCTCGTACCTTGACATTAGTTCCATGTTACACTCGTTAGTAATTTTCATAATAGTTGTTTTACTTTAGTTCTTAAATCAAATTTTTGTTTTCTCCATTTACTAAAATATGTCATCAATGTCTTTTCTCTGCACATGATTACTGGATGGAATTTCTTTCGCTCATTATGTACAAATTTCTTTTTTTGTTTGATCTCTTCTTGTATCTCATCCCACAACCTCTCTTTCTCTTTTAAAGTTAAGGAAATTAACCCAACGCTTTCGCACCAGTTAAAAACTTGGCTCACACCTTGAAATTTAAACTTCTCCCCAGCTACATACTGCTCGTAAACCTCAATCAAACATAACTCAATAAACTCCCTTAAAACCTCTTTACGGTCGATTTGCTGACACTTCTGTTCTATCTGCACCCTTTCACTTTCTTGAGATGATTCAATGCGTACTGCGTTGGCTTTTAATTTCTGTTTGTTGAGCCAGTTAAACCACGTTCTTGGATTGATAGCCATTTGGTCAGCTTCCCTTACTCCAACGTGAAACGCTTTTGTAACATCCTCTATTGTAAGCCTATGGAATTTGTCGTTCAAATCATTCATAAGAATGTTAGCTAATATCTTTCTATCCTCTTCGGCTCTGTTCTGGCTCATCTCAAACAATGCCTTGTTAATAGTTACAAAACAAAAGTTTAGTAAGTCCTCGCTTGGCTCTTTTCCTATCATGATATTTGCTTTTGAGTATTAATACTAAATCCATATTGAGAAGCTAAACCTTGCTTTTGCTTTGGCTTATAATTTCTCATCCAACGATTTGCAGCCAGTTTCCATTTCTTCATTTTGTTCTTGCCTTGCTTCCAACCATTGTTCTCATAATACTCAAAGAAATTAATTGCTTCTGACAAATCAAAATTTTTCTGTAAAAAATAATTATTAACCTCATCGAGCGAAGAGGGTTTATCCTCTATATTATTATTACTTGTATTATTAATACTTGTAATATTATCTTTGACGATTTTGTCAATACCCCCCTTGACCTTTTTGTCAATACCCCCTTGATATTTAGTAGGGGTATTGATTATTTTGTCAATAGGGTTAAGGCTTATAATTCTCTTCTCTACTTGCTTGGTATTTCCCACATAACTAAAGGATAAATTTATATATCCCTTTGTTGCAAGTTTGCTAATCCATCTAGATATTGTTTCCTTAGAAACTCCGTAAAGACCAGCAAAGTAGTTGTTTGATGCCCAGCATTTGCCGTTCTTGTTTGTTAAGCAAGTTATCTCTGAGTAGAGTAATTTTGCGTTAGGTGTAAGTTCTTTGTCGTATCGAACCTCAGCCGTAAGGATTGAGTAGTAGTTTGGTTGTTCCATAGTTTAGTTTTTTACAAATATAGAAAAAAAGAAATGGAGGCTATAAAACCTCCAAATCCAGTTTATCAATTAGAACGGCAAGTTCTCTTTTTGCCCTTGATCGTTTCCCTCTGCAACCTCTGTATTGTTGTTGCTAATTGCGTAACATCTGATTGAAACAAAATGTTTGTCTTTCCATTCTCTTCCGTTAATGTTAATATTGAAAGTTTTAGTTTCACCAACTTGTAATTTGGAGGCTAAATCTATTTTCTGGTTTATAAATTCTATTGGTATTATCGCATCAAATTTAGTGTCTTGCTCTACCAGAATAATCTGCTTTTGAAATTTATCACTAATAACTTCAACGTCTTTGATACTTACTACTTTTCCTTTTAATTGCATAACTGCTTTAGATTTTGTGTTAATAATTTACTTGTTTTCTCTATTGATTGGATTCTTCTTTTGTAAGTGATAATCTTCTCTTTTTGATTCGCTATAATTACGTGCAAATCTGCTACGTTTTGCTGGTACTTTTCAACCAGTTGTTTATCCACCATACTACCCTTATCATCTAAGCCCATTTTATAGCGTATATTATCAAAAGTTTCTTGATAGTAATTGTAAGTATTGTAATTATGCTCGTGCTTTTTTAGTCCATGAATTACAACGGCATGGTCGCGATTAAATAAGTTACCTATAAACTGCTGTGTGAAACCACTATCGCGTAAAATTCTATAAGCCATCATTCGAGCCTCTACCAAAAACCTAGTTCGGTCTTTTGTTCTTAACATCTTCATTGATGTACGGTTTTCAAAAGCTACTAACTCTAAAAACTCTTCTAAGTTATCTTCTGTTATTTTCATAATAATGATATTAGTTTTATGATGCTGATATTTGCATCTGTTGAAATAGTTTTAATTTGCTTGAACGTGATACATTTTTCATCTGCTAACAAACGCATTAATGTAGGTTGCGATATTTGTAGCTTATTACTGATCGTACTTTTTGTTTTGTACGTTTCAAGTAATACGTCTTGCAGCTTTGTTTTAGGTTGCCACCCTCTCCCTTTTTCGTTCATATTATTTGCGTTTAAAATCATCTGCTTCGTCTTCTCCAAAATGACCTAGTTCATAAAATCCAGTAAGTTTAAGAACGGCTCTACTCATCGCTCTCTTTTCAGCCATTGCAACTGGATAAGCATTTGATGTATTTGCTGGACTTGATTCTCCGTAAGTCTGGATTACCTTATCCCCACATTGAGCCGTTGCCTTAATAATAATACATTTATTATCTGGTGAGTTGTGAGATAAATCGTAGTCAATTACAATATTGTTATTGGCTTGTATTTTATCAATCCCAGCACGTGAGATAATCGTATAAAACTTATGCTTAAATACATCGTCTTTAGTTAAGCCATTCTTAACATACAATTCGTTTAGTTTACTTGCTTCCATTTGTCGGTTTGTTTAGGTAGTTAAATTCGTTTATCGTTGCGTTTAAAGGTGAACGAGTCCCTTGTTTCCATTCTTCCACGTAGTTAGCACATTCATCGTAATGAGCATTGTATTGCATCTCCAACATTTGCTCTCTATCAATTTGTTGCTCTCTAGTACCTAATAATAATTCTTTTAGCTTCCCCATTATTCGTCTATTCTAAAGGCTATAATATCCCAGTTATTACCTAGAGCCATTTTATACTCTTCTAATAAATATTTTTTGTTATCTTCTCCGTAAGCAATATCAATGTCTTCGGTTTTTCCCCCTTTGTATTTTCCTACAATTTGGAATGTAGCTATTTCTGTTGTCATAGTTAGTTAATTAAGGAGGGGCTTCCCCCTCCGTTTGTTTATTTTATCTTATTAATTTGTTTTTCAGCTTCAGCAATTAATCTTTTTGCAGTTTTCTCTCCACATCCAGAAACATCCTCTATCTCTCCGTCTAAAGAAACAAATATTTCTATGTCGCAATCGAATGTGTAATCAAATCCATAAACTTCGTTTCTAAATAATCTCGGTGTTTTGTCAAAAAATTCCATAATGTTTGTTTTTAGTTGTTTTGTTTTGTTTCAACAAATATAAAAAAGATTTTTAGAATAACAACAATAATAAGCAAAAAAAAAGCACCTAATTTCTTAGATGCTTAGTTTTCAATGTATTAGATACTAAAAAAAGTGTGTAAGCCTTGCGACTTGACCATTATCATATTCGTGTATAAAGCCCTCTACTGCTTTTGGTGAGCCAGTAAAACCTTTGCGATTGTGCCAAGAATCGGCTGCGCTTGGACTTCGTAGGTATTCAACTGTAACACCTATAAAGTCTTTTGCATCTCTCCACTTATGCTTAACCTTGTGGTGTAAATGATGTAAATACCAGTATCTATATTTAGTGTTTGCCCATTCTTGGGGCTTCTCTTGTGCCATCAATAAAGGTAGGTTATCCATCTTAGCACCATCGCCATGCTCAAGACCGATTAAGTTCTTGCCATATCTATAATACTTGCGATGATTGACCGTTGCGTCTACGCTTACATCATCAGCCTTTCTAAACCAACTCTTTAATGCATGAGCCAAATGGAATCCACTTTGATAATCATGGTTGCTCATAGAATGTACGCAATCAACTGGCGCAATCTGTCTAAGCATCTCTACACATTTAACATATAACTGCAAAGCCACCTCATAATGCTCCCACCATTTACCATCGCAATCTTGTGGCGTTCCTTTTGTTGTTGTATTGTAAACATTATCAATATGCAAAACATCGTTGCCTATGCAGAATAAAACCCTATCTATAGTAAACCCTTTAGACTTTGCTATAATGCCCTCAATACCCTTTAAAACCCTTGAAACTGCAATAGGTATATTATAGTCCTCACCAGTTTCCTCGGAGTTAGCATACTTTCCTATATGTATGTCTGCTGGATTAATGACTAATAGGTGTCTACCAGCAACGTGGTCAATCTTTGGGTATATCGGTGCGTGTTCAGATATGAATTTACCGACTCTTTTAAGTAGATCGTTCTCATTAAATCCTTGACCCTCTTTTGTAACGACAGAAAAACGCAACTCTCCGTTCATATTCTGCCAATGTTTGACAGATACAACGTCTTTCTTTTTAATACCTCTATCCTTTAGGTGTAAATCTAAAGCAGTATTGTCGTTAATATTATCTAAGGTTTTTGCTCTGTGTTGCTTAATCAACTCTAGTTCATGAGCCTTTAAGCGTATTCGATTGTTAGCCATAATTAATTGATTGGTTACGGCTTCAATATAGTTATTTTTTCTCAAATACTGAGAAGCATAAAGGTAGTATGGAAATTAATGCTAACAATAAGGTGTTAATATCTAAGCCGTTAGCATCTATTTGCGTAACACAAGCAATAGCCAAAACACCAGATACAGTCCTTTTACTGCTCCATTTTCCCTTGTTATCTTTAAGCATATCTGGTATGATAGCGAAAAGCCCTTTTGCTAGTACCGAGGATATAGGCATTATTTTGTCCTTTTATCCTTAATAAAGTAGCTGACTAAGTCATCCAAATAGCCAAACATCTTGTTATCCTTTTCCGTAGGAGTTACATTTGCAATAACTTTAAAGAATGCCATTGCTCCGATCAGCAACTCTGCCCAGTTTGATTTTAAAATCTCAATCATAATACGTATTTATTTCAATGAAAAAAAAAGGTAAATATAAACAATGCTGGTATCCAGCATCGTATTTAGATGTCCATACACCAATAAGTATTCCAGTATATGTACCAATACTCAAATCCCAACCAGTCATATTAATAAGTCCAAATTACACAATCAGTAAGTTCTTCGTCTACATCAGCGTGTATAAAATTACTGGCAATACCTATTCTAGTGAAACCAGCATCTAATAACGCTTGTACTATTTTAAATCTATGGTATGAATTTTCACAATGCAAGTCTACTGCATTACCTCTCAAGTGAGCAGACTTTTTAGAGCCTCCTACTTTCATGTTTGTTTCCTTATCTCTGTAAGAAGAGGTTATAAAAAAAGGTACGTCAGCTATGCCACGCGCTAAATCCAAACGCTTTATAAGTTCTGGGTTCATCAGATCATAACACTCTACTCCGTTGCACTTAAATTCGCTCTCGCTAAAATACTTCATTTCATCAGTCTTTTCACGTTATATACTAACGCAGTAACCAAAACCAACGTAGTTAAGACTGCATCTAAATCAGAAAAACTAACTCCTAAAGCTGCAATGTTAATACTATTTAACTCTATCAAGTCGTTTCTCATCTTTCAATTTCTTTAAAAATACCTTTAGCTTCTTTATATTATTTTGCTTCGGCTTATATCTCATAATTTAATACCAGTATAATATGCGTTCGATATTGGGTTCAAATCAGCACCAGTATTTTGGCTATATTCTGGGAATGAACTACTATCGTTACATAAATACTCTACGATTCTTTGCCCATAAAACTCTGCTGAATCTCTCTCTTTCTGTACTAAGTAATCCACATCCTGACGAGTTGCTGCCGTTCCGTTCTCACTATTCTTTTGCGTTATGCTTCCGTTCTTAATCTGGAACGATATAAAAGGCAAAGCCTCCACAAGTGCGTAGTGAATAATAGCGTCTTGGATATAGTCATCAACTAAGGTTTTGTAAAGCCCCGTTAAAGTTGCACCATCCACACCAGCAATGTCATTCTGTAATTTATCATATAGCTTAGTACCCAAGATTATTTGTAGGTGCTTGTCTTGTGCTATCTTTAAAAAGGGTAGTAAAAAGGCAGTATCAACATTGTAGTTGATTGCCGTTGAACTCTTTAATTTATCTTCGTTTACAAATAATACTGCCATCTTATTTTTTATTTACAAATCCTTTGTTAGGCATATCTTTTGGCTTCATTGCCACCTCTTTCTCATTACGTACTCTATAACCCTCTTTGTCAGCCTTGTTAGTTGATACAGTCGGTGCTAAAGGACTTTTTGTGTCTATCTTAGTTAAAGACTTAAATGTTTTTCTTCTCCATTTGTGGTGGCATGAGCCTCCCCCTTTATACTTCCATATTGAGTAAGTATCTGCACCATTTAATCCCCAACCAGCATTTACTGATTTATCTCCCATTGAGATAACGTCTTCTTTACGATATAGCTTGTCTGCAGCTACCATCTTACGGCAAAACTCTCTGGAGTTAGAACTTACTTTCTTAGGGAAATATTCGTATCGTACTTTGTACATAAACCCTCCGATAGTTGCATCTTGGTCGCTGTTTGAGTTTGGTCTTGCTACTCCAGTAGATGCGAATTTATATGCTTCTAATTCTTCATGTGTTTCAGCATCTACCTCTTCGATAACCTCCCACTCGTCAGAACTTAACTCTTCGCCTAAATCAATTAAAGCATTTGCTACAATGATGTCGTTCTTCTCATCTTCTTTAGTGTAGTTTTGGCAAGTGCATTTACCTTTATTACACTTCTTTTTTTTGCACTTTTTAAAATTCTCTTCTTTGGATAGGGCAATTTTTGAAAGTAACTGCTCTGTTCCACCACTAAAGAAGCCTCTTGCAACACTCTCTGGTAACTGTAAGAATTGTACAAGGAATACAATAGCTTGAGCCTCGTTAAGAATACCCTCTTTCACTTTAGCAACTATGTCAATTGCTGAACTAATCTGTGCGCCATTGTAAGATGCATCTACTTTTTCAATATCGTTATCCACTACCTCAGTATCTGGTGTAACATCTACTGCATCGTCTTGGTCTACTCCAGTTTCTTTTTCAATCTCATCAGCATCTAAACCATCAGTTTCTATAAACTCAATCGGTTGTAGTGTTTTAAAGTATGTGTCAAGTACAATACCATTAACTGCCAACACTTGGTTAATAACTTCAAGAATCATGTTTTGGTATGGTCGAATAACTGTGTTATCCCATAGTTGCGATGCCGTTTTTATCTCTTCGGCATTATTTCCAAGTCCAGTATTGTCTTTGATACCAAATAAAATTGGGCTGGTAACTTTATGACCTATTAATATCTTACGAGTAGCCTCTTCGCTTAAAAACTTGTACTGCTCACTTGCTTCTGAAATTGGCAAACTCTCAATCGTTGTTGCGTTTGCAGTATCATCATTAAATGATATAAGCCACTTCTTCCCTTTTGCACCCTCCAACTTTTGAGTAACTTTCCTCTCAATATGATTTTGCTCATCTTCGGTAGGTTGCCCATTGTTAAAATTAATCATCATTGTAGGTGCAAAGCCGTTCTGGATATTTGTCAGGTGATATGTACCTATTTCTTCGTCAATCTCAGCCCATTGCAAAGCACCAGCATAATCAACTGGGCTAAAGTAAAAATATCCAGCTGCGTATGGCTTAATAACTAATATCTGTGTTTCTTCGCCTCTTGCTCCAGTAAATGCTTCAATACGTCTTGGCGCATATTGTTTTTTTCTTGACTGCGACCAGTCATCAGAATAGTAATAAGCCTTAATATCGCCATCTTCTGCTTTCTCTGGTCTAAGATTCTGCATTGGGATGTGCTTCGCCATCAAAATTTCAGTCCTACCCTTATTCCAAACTATGTTAAAAGCAGCTTGTCCGAGTAGTTTCAAGTCATGTGCAACTCGCTTCAAATCATCAGCCTTAAATATAGACTTCATTTTAGCGTGGTCTAACGGCTTTTTACTCTCATTAGTACATGATAACCCCTCTCCATAGATTTGGTCGCTGACAGACGAGATAATCGCGTTATTTACGGCACTCCCATTGTATCTATCTATAAGATATTCAAAGTAGTTGTTATCATCCCCATAAGAAACCCACTCTTTCGATGCTGATTCCTTTGCTTTTGGAGATTTCTCTGCTGCTAAATTTACTATTCTTAAACTCATATTTTTAGATATACGGAATTAGTTGGGTTTGCCTCTGCTTGTTTAACGTAGGTAACTTGGCTATTGCCACCAACCCAAAACTTTCCAGTTTCTCTC